GATGAAGGAAGCAAATTTTAAAGAAAAATGGGAAAAGGCGAAAAGAACCAATCGCAAGGTTCTGCTGGAAACTTGGCGGGTTGGAAATAGAATTTACAAAGCTTGGGTATTGCCGTCTGGCAAAATCCTGGGCATGTATATCGAAACAAAGGAGGCTTAATATGAGAAATTTTTATGATTTTTATGAGGAAACAAAAAGAGCGGGCCAGGCCTTGTGGACGTTAAAGCCGCGCAGGGTCGGGGCCCTGGGGAAAACTTTTAATCTTGTTTTTATCGGAGATGAGCCCTTTTATTCGCCAGGAGAGGGCTTTCATCCGGCGAGCCCCTTGGAGTTGGCTCATTATTTGACGTCGAGCCAAAGGGCTTACTGGATAAACAAATTAAATGGGAGGGAAAAATGAAAGCATATAAAGTATTTCTGGTTGGTCGACGGGGCTGGAGGTGCGGGCCTGTTTTAATGAGTGTCTGCGCCCGTGGCGAGGCGACGGTTTATTATGCCCGGGGGCAGTGGTCTGAAGCCCCAGACTGGTTATGGAAAGAAGGCTATGGTCTTTGCTGTTTTGAAACAGAAGAAAAAGCAAAAGATTATTTCAATTCAGTTCCCTATAATTATAGTGAGTTATGGGAAGTAGAAGTAGAAGAAATTAAAAAAGAACTTCCGCCGGCGATGGATCTAATCGCCCTTGAAAGCAAAAAATTCCAAACTGCTGTTGAGGATGGTTGGGCGGAGGGAACGATCATGGCCAGAAGAGTAAAGCTTATTCGCCAAATTCTATAAAATACTTGACAAATCTAATTGAAAGCTTAAATTGAAAGTAGGAGGTTTCAATGAAAAGCACAGAAAAAAAACAATTGATTGAAAAGCTCAGACGCTTCAAGGAAGCAAACGAGTTGACCCTTGAAGACCTTGGCCACCTGCTGGGTACGCACAGCTTAACAATCCAGCGGTGGCTTCACGGGAAAAATTTGCCGAGTAGGTTGGCGGTGGGAAAAATTCAAGAGCTCCTGGAAAGCACGAAAGGAGCGAAAAATGGAGACTAAAGTTTTAAGACCCTTAAAGGCAATCCGGGCAAAATGCTTGGATTGTTGCGGGGGAATTTCTAAAGAAGTTAGCTTGTGTGAAATTTCTGATTGCCCTTTATTTCCTTATCGTTTTGGTAAAAGACCAATTCGGGCATGTAGGGTGGTAGCTACCCAGTCGGGTTCGGCTAAAAAAACGCAATTTTCAAACTATTCAGGCGAAGAAAAAGGGTAATCTACGGGCAATCTATGAAAGTCACGGACTTTTGAAATTAAATTTTTGAAAGGAGCATAAAATGACTGACGAAATTAAAAAGCAGGAAAATCTTTTGCCCTTGGAATTAGAGAACATAATCCAAGAGCAGGAGCTGGTCGCTGATGAGAGGTCTATTGACCAAATCGTTAGCGACCTCGAGAAGGGCGTTCAGGCTTATAACAAGATTAAGCTTGTGGCCCTGAAGCTTACCGGTCCAGAAGACTGGGTTCAAATCGGCAAGCAGCCCTATCTGCTGGAATCTGGGGCGCAGAAGATTGCGAAAGCGTTCGGTGTCGCTATTTTTGACGTAAAGGTCGAGACTCAATGGCAAGAGGATGCCAAGGGCCGGTATCAAATTGTTGTGGCCCGGGGCAAGGCGTTTTCTAAAAAGCTGGCCAGCTATATTGAAGATGTTGGCATCTGCTCGCAGAGGGACAGGTTTTTTGCTATGGATAGCGGCGAGCTTAAGCCAATTGAGGATGTAGATTTTGCTAATGTGATAAAAAAGGCGGTCGCTAACCTCTATGGCCGGCTGATTAAGCGGGTAGTCGGCCTAATGGGTGTAAGCTGGGATGACTTGGAAAAAGCCGGAATTAAGCCAGCAGCAAAAGTAGAATTCAAGGAAAAGAAACCCTTATCTCCCGAAGCGCAGAAAATCGGAGCGATGATATTAGAGATGGCCGGCGGTGATAAAGAAGCGGCAAAATCAATGTTGAGAAGCCTGTCTGAATTTGAAAAGAACGGGCAAAAGTATTCTGTTAGCTCAGTAGCAGAATTATCGGAGGCCTGGGCAAAAAAGCTATTGCCGAAGGTTGAAAAAGAATATCAGGCTTGGAAAAACTTGGGAAGCGAGGGTGAAGATGAGAAATAAAGATTTAACGGGTCAGAGGTTCGGGCGGTTAGTGGCCCTGGAGATAGTTTCCAAAGATAAGTACGGGCACAATGTCTGGAGGTGCCGGTGCGATTGCGGGAACGAGGTAAATATTAGTTCAGACCGGTTGTTGAGCGGTAACACTAAAAGCTGTGGGTGTTATCGCAGGGAACTTGGGCGGGTTGATTGGAAAAGGAGACTTAGCTATGATAAACCTTGAAGAAAAAATCAAAGAATATTTTCAAAGAAAAATTTATTTATCGCCTCATCCGTTAAACCGGGCATCCGAAGCTGGCCATCCCTGCTTGCGGTATTTGGTTCTTTCCAGAACAAAAAATGAACTAAAGTCCCTTCCAGATGTCGACCTTCAGGCGATATTTGAAGAAGGAAATATCCACGAGGCGGCGGAGCTCCGCATTCTTCAGGACGCTGGCTTTAAGATAATTGAACAACAACGAGCTTTTGAATGGAAAGAAAAAGAGCTTTCTGGCCACATCGATGCAATCATCGTTGGAGAGGATGGGAAACGATATCCGTTGGAAATTAAGTCTTGCTCTCCGAATGTTTTTAGGTTAATTCAGAAATCAGAGGCCCTGGATTTAATTCACGCTCGGCAGCATTGGCTTCAAAAATATCCCGCTCAGATAATCCTCTATATGTTGATGGGAAATTATGAAGAGGGAATCTTGTGGTTTAAGGAAAAAGTTTCTGGGAAAAGGAAGCAGCTAAATATTAGTTTAAACGACCCGGAGGTTCTGGAATATGGCGAGTCCATCCTGAAGAAGCTTGAGCGGGTTAATGAGATGATTAAGAAAGGCGAAGAGCCCCCTGTTGAGCGGATTGACGCCTGTGCTGGCTGTCCCTTCGAAAGAACAGCCTGCTTTCCTGGATTAGATTTTGGAGATGGGGCAGATATCCTTGATGATAACGAGTTATTAGAAAAGCTTGACCGGCTTGAAGAGCTGCGGGATAGCAAAGAAGAATATGACGCTATCTGGAGCGAGCTAAAAGAAAAATTCCAGGGAAAATCGGCGATAATTGGTTCTAAATGGGTGGTTGAAAGCAAAAAGCAGATTAGAACAGAATATCAGGTCCCGCAGGATATAAAAAAGCAATATGTTGTGCAAAAGGAAGCCTGGGTCTTAAATATTCAAAAATTATAAAAAATTACTTGACATGAATTATTCAGGGCTTAAATTAAATAGAAAGGGAATAAAAAAAATGACAAGAAGGAGCTGGATAAAAATTCACTGTGATAAGTGGTTAAGGGGTTCAATCCGGCAAGAACCGGCCTTTATTCGGGCAATTTTCGTTGATTTAATCGCAATGGCGGGCGATTCTGCATATGGAAATGAGGGAATTATTAAGCTCGCAGAGAACGTTGGCTTCACTGATGAGGTCCTTGCCGGAATAATAAAAGTCACAAAAAAAGAGTGGCAGACGGCTAAAAAAAGTTTATCGGATGGGCCTGAACCACGGATTGAAATTATTGAATTATCAAGCGGTTACGCTATAAAAATTATTAATTGGAGTAAATATCAATCTGAATATAATCGCCAGAAAAGTTACAGGCAAAGTTACAAACAACGTTATAATGATTATTACCAGAAAGGTAACAAGGTAGAAGGAGAAGGAGAAAGAGAAGGAGAAGGAGATATAGAAAAGAAAGAGAATATAAAGAATATAAATACATTAGCTCTGAACGATGCTGACGCATCAAATTCAGAGCCAATGAAAAGACCCGAAAAAGTTAAAATTAATTTTGATTTCAGTTTAAGAGCCTGGGAAAATATCACCGACGAGGATATCTTTATCTGGGAGAAAGCTTATCCGGCAGTTGATATCACACAGGAATTAAGCAAGATGGCAGATTGGCTTTTAAGTAACCCTGACCGGAAAAAGAAAAATTACCGGCGGTTTATCACAAATTGGCTTTCCCGGGCTCAAGAGAGGGGCGGTTCAAGGGGAGGTAAGCAGATGACAGCCTCCAGGGTAGGGGAACATAAAGAAAAATATGATTATCCGCCGGGTTATTGGGAAAAGTTTAGAGAACTGATGTCCGCCGGATTATCTGGGAAAGAATTAACTAATGAATTAAAAAAATTGTTTCCCGAATATTATAAAAAGCTTGGGCTTGAGGATGATGATGGGGGACAAAAAGAAAAAAGCGAATATCCAGAAGGCTATTGGGAAAAGGCAAAAGAGTTGCGTACCGCAGGTTTTACTGGCGAGGCCTTAACCAACGAACTAAAAAAATATTTTCCTAATTTCTTTCAAGGAGAAAAAAATGTTTAAAGAAATTCTTTTGGTTATTTCCGGGTTTTTGCTTGGCTTTGGGGTCGGCGTGATTTTTTGGGACTGGCAATGGGAACGCTATTTCCAAAAAGTTTTCTGGGGTTTCCACGAATTACTTATGGAACACATTGGCCGGGAAATGAAAATGAAAATTAAGCTTGAGAGGCTTGAGGGGAATTTAAAATATCCTGAATTCTCAGAGGAGGTAAAAAATGAAAAATCTTGATAATCCAGGGCAAAAAGTGATTTTATTCCATAAAGGCGGCGGAGATTGGATTTCTTTTGACTTACTTGCCCATAAAAGCATCGAGCCGCTTGCCAGAGATGAGGCCGGAAATGATATTTATAATGTTTATTATTGTGAGTATGTTGATAACTTTTTGAAAAAATTTCCAGATTATGTTTACCTGGGTTCAGAAGATTTTGGACATAGCTATTGGATGAATGTCGCTATATTCGATTATCTGGCCGAGCTGATTTATAAACTCGGTTGGCAAAAAATTGATGTGGAGGAGTAAAAATGAAATGCCATAGAAAATTTAGCGAAAAGATTATTGTATATCATAGGGGTGGCCGGTATAAGGGTTGTATAGACTTTTTTGCTCATAAGGACATAGCATTTATAGAAGGAGAAATTAATAAAGATAATCTGAATATGGTTAATTGTGGCTATGTAAAAATATTTTTGAATATTTTCCCAGATTATAGATATCTGGGTTCAAAAGATCTTATACCTTACTCTTTTAACGAGGAGGTTGACGGGCTTAATTTTTTAGGAAATTTGCTTGAAAATGGCTGGGAAATAATTTATTCGAAGGAGTAAAAATGAATCAAATAATTCATCTTGAGCTTTGGCATTTTTTCTTTTGGTTATTTCTGGCATGTTTTATGGGATTTCTGGCTGGATATTTTGTTTGCGAGATGGATTGGAAACAGAGTTTAAAAAAATTTAATAAAAATCAAAAAAGGAGGATTAAATGAGAGTCGTTTTATCAAAAATGTTAGAAATGGCTTTAAATAGGGCGAGGTGTTTCGAGGATGTGTTAAGCGATTATCAAGAATTGGTTGATGAACTTAATGAAAAGGTTGTATCACAAAAAGAAGAAATAAGGCGATTGAATGCGGAATTGAAGCAATTAAAGACAAAAATATCAAAAAAGGAGGGTAAAAATGGTTGACGGTATTATTTATCTCATTTCAGTGATAATCTCTGCCGGGTGCGGTGCTATCTGGGGATTGTGGCAAGGGCAAAAAAGTAATACCTGGCTTAAGCAGAAAAATCAGGCTCTTAATCAAGCATTAGAGTCTGAAAGGAAGGCTAATGAGTCTTTGAAAAAATGGCTCAAATTTTATCAGGAGCGGGAAAATGTTAGAAGTTAATCGGCAAAAAGAAAGGATAGCGGATTATTACGATAGAGCTTGCGATAGTTGCCCGTTTCAGGATGAATGCGAAATTTACCAGGAAGCCTTTGGTAAAGCAGAATGCCTGCGTGATGATTGGGCAAAGAGCCTGATGGATTTTATCCGAGATAAAGAAGGGGAGATTAAAAATGAAAGAAAACCATCTTGCTTATAACGTCAGAGATATTGAGTTTGGATGTCCAGAGGATTGCCCTCGGCTGGCGGAACTTGAAGAAAAATATGAAGAGATTCTTGCCGATTGGGAAACTGAACGGGATGCGTTTAAGAAGAATTATCCTGATGAGCCTTATCCTGAATATTTGGCCGAACCGCCGGCCTTCCCGGATTGCGATGGTTGTGAATATGAATTTTTGAAAAGAGAAGAAGAAGAATTGGCAAAAGCAAGGTTATGGGGAGAGGATTAAAATGAAGATATATAAAGTTGTGGAGGTAGTGCGGGGCAATCCGCTGAGCGCTTTCACAAACGGGGCAGCGACGGTAAATTATAGCAAAGAAAAATATGTTGAGGCTCCCGCCTGGTTGGCTAAGCGGGGTTATTTCCTGACAGCCTTTGTTCGGCTAAAAGACGCCGAAAACTTTTTTAGGAATATGTTAGTTTTTTCTGATGAAAGATTTGAATTATGGGAGGCAGATGGGATTGATGTTAAGGAAGGATTGCCGCCTCGGCTGGACACGAGTTTTTTAGCAGACAAGATGTTTGTGCCTTCTGATGAAAAGTGGCCAAAGGGAACTGTAATGGTAAGAAAAATTAAGCTAATTCGGCGAATCAAAAGACGCAAATTTATAAAACCGAGGTATTAAATGAGACTTTTTTGGCATATCAAGATAAATGGCAAAAAATATCCGGTCTGTTATGAAAAAATAGCAGAAGAAGATGGTGGCGGTTGGGAGTGTTCTGTTCCGACGTTAGGTCGGGCGGCCTATTGCGGATGGGGAAGCACGCCGGGAAACGCTTATAAACATCTTTGCCTGGTGGCAAAGCATTTAGAAGAAATAAATAAAAAAGAGGAGTAAAAAAATGTATGACCTTTTGGCATGGCTGGCTGGCGTTGTGATAGGAATTGCGTATGTGCTGGGGATATTAAGTTATAAGAGGAAATTAAAAAAGACCGTCGAGAAGCACATCTCGAGAGAAATGGCAGAAAAAATTATGAGTTTAATGAAGGAGGGATAAAATGCGTGAGATAAAATTTCGGGCCTGGGATAAAGTGGAGAAGGCGATGAGAGAGGTTATCGGGATTGATTTTAGGGACGAGACGGTTAATCTGATAAAGGTTTTTCCAGACGGGAGATGGGGAAACTACTGGCGGGATTTAAAGAACGTGGTTTTAATGGAATATACCGGTTTTAAGGATATGTACGGCCGGGCGATTTATGAAGGCGATATTGTATATGATTATGATTTTGCGATGAGGGTTATTGCGAATAAAGAGGACGAGATGGGGTGGGGGTTGTTGAGGGCAGAGATTGAGGATGACAAAATTGAGGTTATAGGGAATATTTTTGAGGATCTGGAAATTGCGAACGGGTTTTAATATGGCAAAGCAAGATTGTTACCGGACAGGCAATTTTGATAGCGGGCAATATACTAAAAATCTAAAAAATCTGCCAAAAACAATCCTGGCTTTTATTATTTGCTTCATCGTGTTTCTTTTAAGTTTTTTTATTACCGCTGTCTGTCATCTTGAGCATAACGCCGAGCGGGCGGCGGTTGAAATGGAGAAGGGAAAATGAAAAAGAAAAAATGGAATTATGTAAGAGAATATTACGAAGAGGAATTTTTAGGCGAAAAAATCCAACGCTGGCGATATCGGTTTAGGTTTAATGAGAAGAAAGCAGAAGAATTGATTTTTACTTTAACTTATGGTCTTGATTGGATTGAATTACCAGAAGAAAAGCGGAAGGTCCTGCTAAAAAAGATAGAGCCAGATGGCGATGATTACAGACTCAAAAAGGGCGACCGGGAATGAAAAAGGGTCAGTATTTAGAACAACTCGCTCAACGGATGCTTGAGGCGGAAGGTTATTGTGTTTATCGGGTTCAACAAAATACGAAAGCAAAAAAAATTAATGGCAAATTAATCTTTTATTCAAATAAGCAAGACGTTTTCGGTTGTGACTTGATAGCCATTAAAAAAGATAGCCTGCCGAGATTTATTCAGGTCACGGCGGACACGGGAATAAAAAAACGAGTTGAAGAGTGGAAAAAATATCCCTTCCCTTTGCCCCTGGTTTCTGTTGAGTTATGGCAAGCAAAAAAAGAAAAGGGGCGGTGGGAGTTTAAAATAGGCCATTATGATGGCCGAGGTTTAATTTGGGGAAAAGGAGAAAAAGATGGATAAAGAAGAACAAGAAATAATGAAATTGTATCTTGAGAAATGTAAAGCTGCGTTTCCCGAGATATTAGAGGATTTGGAATATTTATTAGAATTTGCTTTTGAGGGTTCTGAAGATGAACGCATTGAAAATGAATTTAAAAATATTTTTTTACAATATGGTGATCCAGAATTTCGACAGTTAGATTTATTGCGAGATAGATTATATCATAAATTTTTAAAATACCATATTAATGAGCTACGCAACGCAATAAAATATGATTCTTTCGATTATAGTCAATATCATATTTCAAATGCAATTAGCATTCTAATGATTATGTATTCCACATTGAAAACTGAAAAAGAAATGGATGGGGATTAGGAGGCAAAATGATAATTATAAGGGTGCTGGTTCCGGCAAATGAAGAAAAATGGTTTATGGAAAATTTTAAAACTGCTATTAAAAGACGAGAATGGGTTTCTGGTGGTGATAAATATATCGAATTTATTTTTGAAGAAATTTCAATTGAAGATTTTGAGGCGATTTATTCCCGTAATTATTTTTGGAAAAGGGAATACGCTTTGAAAAATTTTAGTGATTAAGGAGGTAAAATGAAGCTTGTTTATTTGGCAGGGCCGTTAGGAGCGAGAGGGCCAAAATCATTGGCACATATGGAGTATCTTGAGAACGTGAGGCAGATGCTTTATTTTGGAGGTCTGGTTATCGATTATTTAAAAAGCGCTGTTGTAATTCCGGGGCTTGATATCTTATTGCCGTTAACGGGCAACATAACCGACGAAAAGAAATTAAAAGAAAATAGCTTTGAGCTGTTAAGCCGGTGCGATGCGATGTTGGTAATTGATATCTCGCCGGGGGTAAAGAAAGAGATTGAGTTTGCTCAAAAGCGGGGGATACCGGTTTTTTATGATATAGAAAGCCTGAAGTTATATTTGGCGGCGGAAAAAGAGAGGGAGGGAAAAAATGAAGCGGCCCTGGACTGAAGAGGAAATCAAAAAGCTAATTCAAGACTATCGGGCCGGGAAAAAGGTTGAAGAGATTGCCAATGAGCTGGGGAGGAGCTGGGACTCGGTCTGGGGAAAAATCAAGGTTTATAATTCAGAGCAAAAAGCGAAAGAGAAAGAAAAAGAGGCAGGGGTTATCCGGGCAGATATCCTTGAGGATGAGCAAAAGCTGGCGGCAATCCTGTCGGCAAAAGGTTATGTTGTAGAGAAAATGACGGATGATAAGATGGACCGCCGGTTTATAATTACCGCAAAAATTGAGCGGGAAATAAAAATCGGCGTTGTATCTGATACACACCTCGGGTCGAAATATCAGCAATTGACATGGCTGTGGGAATTCTATCAAATCTGTAGCAAATCTGGCGTCCATCACATCCTCCACAGCGGAGATATGATTGATGGAATCGACGTCTACCCGGGCCAGGAGTATGAAATATTTCAACATGGTCTTGACGCTCAAGTTTCTTATGCCGTTGATAATTATCCAAAAGTCGAGGGGATAAAGACCTATGTGATAGCGGGCAATCATGATTATAGCTTCATGAAGAAGGCCGGGGCAGACCCCTTGGATATTATTGCCAAGCAGAGGGAGGATATAGTCTATGTGGGGGCATATGGGGCTTATCCTGAAATAGCCGGGCTGAAAATTTATCTTGCGCATGGCCGGTCTGGGCTGGGTGGCATTGGCCCTTATGCCCGGAGTTACAAGCTCCAGAAAATGGTTGAGGGCTTTACACCAGAAGCCAAGCCAGATTTTCTTTTCCTTGGCCATTATCACACGAATTGCATTCTGCCCCATTACCGAAATGTCTTTGCTATTCAAATGCCGTGCTTTCAATCTCAGACGCCTTTTGAGCGACGGAGTAACTTATTTCCCGAAATCGGGGGCTATATCCTCACGCTGGGGCTTAACGATGAGGGTAGAAAAAATAATCTGGCCCTGGTTGAATATGAATACATACCCTTTTACAAAATGAAAGAAAGAGATTATTAAGGGGGGGCGTTAAAATGAAAGAAAAGGAACAAATAGTTTGGTATAAGCATTTTAATGAGCTGGTTGCGGTGAGGGGGGATTTAAAAGGGAGACATCGGGAATACTGCCTTTGTAACCGGTGCGGGAGGTTTTTCCCGGATGATAAAGAGATGAATTGCCCGGTTGCGGAGATGTTATTTGCGATTGACAGATTTTGCCATTTAGTTACTCCGGTATGGGAATGCCCGCAGTTTGTAAAAAAAATGGCCGGTGAGGGGGAGGAGGGGCAAAATGAATTATAAAAAGCGTCACTATCGGCTTAAAAAAAGAGTGGCAAAAATTCTGGCACAGGTCGGTTATGATGTGATTTTCCCGAGAAATGAATATGTATTTGACCTTATCGCCATTTATAAGGACAGGGTTCGATATATAGCAATATCTTTGGAAAAACCAAGCAAAGAATTAATCGGCCTTATAAAAACAGCAGAGAAGCCAGGGGAAAAAGAAATTTGGTTTAGGAAAGAAGATAACAAAATCGAGACGATTTGTCTTTAAGAGCATATTTTTAAATTCTGTCAAGCCGTCTTGATGGACAGGTTTTGCGTCCAGCCGGGACATCTTTTCCAGCCTCTAATACCGCATTTCTTCTAATAATAAAAAAACAATGATTATATTATACTCGGGCCCTGGGATAAGTCCCGGGTTGGGCGCTCGTAAAATTAAAATTAATCCCGGGCGGGCCCGAAAAAATGAATATAGAAGAAAAGCTCCGGCTTGCTCAAGATATAGCAAAAGCTCTTATTATTCATTTTGAGGGCTTTTCTTCAAAACCTTATCGTTGCCCTGGCGGTTATCTCACGATTGGCTATGGTCACAGGATTGAACCAGATGAGGGATGGGGGGAGATTTCAGAAGAAGAGGCCGAGGCAATCCTCAATCAGGATATCAAGTTAATTTTAGGCTTTTTAAAAATTTCCCTTCAGGAGAAGTTTGACGAGCTAAATGAAGACCAGTTTGCTGCCCTCGTGAGCTTTGTTTTTAATATCGGGCGGACGGCTTTTCAGGAAAGCACGGTCAGGCAAAAAATTCTGGCCGGGGCGAAGTTGAGCGAAATTGCTAATGAGATGATGAGATGGGTTTATAGTAACGGTAAATATTTGCCCGGTTTACTTGAGAGAAGGAAAGCCGAGGTGGAGCTTTTCCTCTCTGGCGGGAAAGAACAATGATTTATGACTATAAGTGTAAGTCCTGCGGTTATGAAGAGAAAGACAAATACTCTCTTAAACCGCTTGAACGAGTTCTTATCTGCCCGAAATGTAAAAAAAGAACCTTCGAGCGGCAGGTTACCAGAACAAACTTTGTCTTAAAATGGGATAAAAAGCAATGAAGAAGGCGGCGGCGTTAATCATCTTGCTGGCGATATGCTATTATTCTGCCTTTGCTGATATTAAGAAAAACAATCCACCAGCCCTATTCACCGCTATTCAAACCTCCGGCTCTGTTATGACTTATACAGATTTTATGATGACAAGCTGGGCATTAAGCACGGGCAGATATAAAGAGACAAATCCGATTGCCAGATTTTACGGAAAGAACAACGGCGTTAGTTTGGCGGTGACGTTCGGGGTTGATTTGGGTATTATTTTCGCTCAAAGAGAGATATATAAAGCAAATAAGATTGCGGGTTGGGTCTTTCTGATTATCACAACAGCGGCTCGGGCTTATGTGGTAATCAGGAATTTAAAAACGATAGAAAAAATTGAAGGGGGGAAATAATGAGCTGGTTTATTTTTATTTTAGCATTAGGGTATTTTGGCTATAACATTTCCCGCTTCTGGGTAGAGCATGAATTTATGGGCAGCGGGCTGTTAAGAGATGCGTTGATTATCTTATTCGGCTGCTTTATTGAAGCGATTGAGAATTTCAGGATTATATTCGGGGCCAAGCGGGATGGGATAAAGAGGCTTTAAGATGTTTAAGAAAGAGATTTTTGACTCGTTAATGGCCTGGCTCGGCGGTGTCGGTTTGGTTCAGGTTATAACCGAATACCTGAAAAAGCCGTTTGGTTTTGTTAAGGATAAAAAACTGCTTGGTTATGTGCTGTCGGTTATAGTTTCTTTTGCTGTGACGGGGCTTTATTTGTGCCTTACAGAAAACCAGATTTGGCCAGATTTGGTTCTGTATGGAATACCGCTCTGGGTTATGGCGTCTGGGATTTATGATATTTATCACACTCCGAAATCTCAATGAAAAAGGAAATGGTTGTCACAATCCTGATCGGGTTGATTTTATTTGCGGGCCTGTTTTTCTATGAGCAGGGGCGAGTTTCAAGGCTGAAGGCTGAGGCGAAGGCAGAAAAAGAGAAAATAGCCGAGCTGGAAAAGCAGGCAAAGACGCTTGACGGCCAGATAAAGACAATCGCCGAGTTGAATAAGAACCTTGAGGCAAAATTTCAAGGACTCGAGAAAGAAAAAGCTGAGCTGTTAGCAAAGCTCAGAGAGAGTGAAAAGCGTCTGGCTGAAATTCAGGGCCAGGTTGAGGCGATGACGCCAGACGAGATGGTTCAGACCACGAGGCGGATTTTAAAAGACAATGGCGTTGAAAAGATTGACGCTGGGGCGAGGTTTAGTCTGGCGGCGTTTAAGAAAAACACATCAATCCTGCTTCAATGGGAAGAATTTAGTCTGGCAAAAATTCCAGCGTTAGAAGAAAAAAGCCAGGTTCAAGAGAAAGAAATATTAAACCTCCAGAACCAGGTTTTTCTGTGGAAAGAAACAGACCGACTCTGGCGACAGAAAAATACCTTATGGCTTGAAGAGAAAACAAGCTTGAATTCCCTGCTAAATAATTATCAAAAGCAAATCAATAGCCAGAAAAGGCAGAAAATCTGGACACTGCTTTTAGGTCTGGCGGCGGGGTTTGGAATTCATGCTTTGGTTAGCAAATAAGTCTGATTTAGATAAGTCTGCTTTAGAGTAGACTTGGCAAAAGGGGGCGGGTGATGGGTGAGCTGGCTCAAATCATATACGGGGCGGCAATAATTATTATATCAGCGTTTTTAGCATGGGAAAAAATTAAAGAGAGCAAGCTAACAAAAAATCACGGGCTTAAGCCAAACCCTGAAAGATGTGCTATTCACGAGACGAAAATTAAGCAGCTTGAAGAGGGCATGGATGGATTTAGGAAAGAGAACAGACAAGAGCATAAACAGATTTTTGATTGCCTTGACTCAATCCGGGAAAGATTAACCCGGGTTGAGGCGAAGATGAACGGTGGAAAATGAAGCGGGCTGGCTTAAAGCAGGTTTCTTTTGAAGCATTGATAAAAGAAGTGCGGATTAAAAGCCTGGTTTCTGGAGATAAGGCAATGCGGATTGTCTTAGAGGTTGATAGCCCGTCTGATGAGCTAATTTCTGGCATTAACGAGCTCCACAGGGCAGATAGACAAATAGCCGTTGGCTTTGTGGAGGTGAAAGATGGATGAAAAAAATAGGAAAGAAATAGGAAAAATGATTGTATCGCCTCGCAGTGGGGCGGCCGTTCCTGTTAGAAGGGGGCGACCAAAGGGCGTTAAGAATAAGCTTAGCCGTCTGGCTAAGGATAATATAGCCGCCGTCTATGAAAACCTTGGCGGCGTAGAAGGGCATGTTAAGTTTTTGAGAACACATCTCAGGGCATTAGAGCGGTTTTATACAGAAGTTTATCCGAAGCTCTTAACACAGGGCGTTGAACTTTCTGGACAGGTAGGCTTGCCAGATAATCAGCTTGTAATCAAAGTTGTAGAAACGAAGGAATGATGGAATTGATAATATCAAAATCCTTTCAGCCTTTACTTGACGACTCGCATAGGTATCTCGTGCTGTGTGGCGGGCGTGGCTCGGGTAAGTCTGAATTTGCGGCCAGAAAGTTGTTCTATAGGGCGATGAAAGAGGGCGAACATAGATTTCTGGTAATGCGTAAAATCAGAAGGACGCTTAAAGAAAGCGTGATAAGGATTTTTGAAACCTTGCTGGCTGAAAATAAAGTGGCATATGAGTATTTTTCTTCTGATAGAAAGATAGTTTTTCTATCTCCAGACGGGAAGCGTAATGAATTGCTTTTTGAAGGGCTTGACGACCCGGAAAAGATTAAGTCAATCAAGGGCATAACGGGCATATGGATTGAGGAAGCAACGGAGTTTAACAGGGATGACTTTTTAGTGGCCGATTTATGCCTGCGTGAACCGGGGCCGGGTTATCATCAGACGATATTAACTTTTAACCCTGACGAAGCACGGGCGGCGTGGATTAAGCAGATGTTTTTTGACGAAAAGAGGAAGGACGCCACGGTCCATGTTTCGACTATAGATGATAATCCGATTAGGCAAGTAAGGGAAGCCTACAGAGAGCAGCTTGAGAAATTGAAACTCATTGATGAGGCCCTTTGGAAAATTTACCGACTCGGTCAATGGGCTCATCTGGCAGGCCAGATATTTAGCTGGGATGTGGCAGAGTTGCCGGAAATAGGCTTTGACGAGGTATTCTGGGGCGGAGATTTTGGCTATTCAGTTGACCCGGCGGCCGTGGTTAAGGTCTACCGACGGGCGGATGAATTCTGGGTTGAAGAGAAGCTTTATCAAACAGGCTTAACTAATCAGCAATTAGGGCAGGCGTTGATTGAGATGGGTTGTAGGGAACCGATTTATTTTGATGCGGCAGAGCCAAAATCAATTCAGGAGCTTTGTCTGATGGGAATTGACGCCAGACCAAGCGAAAAAGGGCCTGATAGCGTGAGGGCAGGGATTGATTTTCTGCGGGCAAAGAAAATTCATATCGTTTCTGGCTCAGTCAATCTTCAGAAAGAAGTTTCAAGCTATGTCTGGCGAAAAGACAAATCAGGCAATCCGTTAAACGAGCCGGTTCAATTCAATGACCATTTAATTTCGGCTGTCCGATATGCGATAACGACGCATTGCCGAGCTGATAATATCCCTGATGTGGCTTTTATATAAGGGGGAGATAATGGCAATATTTGATTTCATAAAGCGCAAAAAGGGCGTGGTTCAGTTTTTCCCGTCTGGGCTTTCTGTTTATGTTCCGATGCAGGCGGGTCAGGCGGCGGCGAGAGATTTCAGGCAGCTGGCTCAAGATGGCTATGCTAAAAACATGACGGTTTATGCGTGCGTCCGGGCGATTGCTTCCGCCGTGGCCGGGCTTGAGATTTTGTTATATAGACAGGGTAAAAATGGCGTTGAAGAGATTGAAAATCACGAGCTTTTAAATCTGCTTAAAAATCCCGGAAGCGATTTTGTATCTGGGGCTAATTTTTTAGAAGCCGTAGCGATTAATCTTTTGCTTTCTGGCAATGCGTATATTCTAAAGCTCCGGGCCGGGCAGAATGGCAAGCCTGTTTCATTAACGCTACTCCGGCCGGACTTGGTCAAGGTTTATTGGTCTAACCAGATTGATTATTATGAATACAACAACAAGATTAAATATCAGCCTGAAGATATAATCCATATCCGTGAATATAATCCACTCAATCCCTTCCTTGGCTTATCAAGACTTCGGGTTGCCGAGCTGGGTATTGAGATTGACAATGAGGCTCATGATTGGAACTCAAAGCTTCTCAAAAACAACATGCGGCTCGAGGGCGTGTTTAAGGTTGACCAGAAATTAACAGAGCAGCAATTAGAGGCCTTACAGAAGAAGCTTGAGAATTACGAGGGGGCGTTAAATGCGGGTAAGGCGATGATACTCCAAGCGGGAATGGACTGGAAGCAGATATCAATCTCACCGAAGGATATGGACTGGGTTAATGCTATCAAGCTGAACCGAAGGGAAATCTGTTCTGTGTTTGGCGTGCCGCCGGAGCTGTTAGGAGATAGTGAGCAAAAGACCTATAGCAATTATAAAGAGGCGAGAAAGGCGTTTTATGAAGAGACGGTTATTCCCTTTGCTCAATTGCTATTTGCCGGTCTGAGTAAGGGTCTGGCTTCAGAATGGGGCGATGATTTGATTATTGATTTTGATAGAGACAGCATTGAGGCTCTCCAGGAAAACAGGGCTGAGCAATATAGCTATCTCAATACAGCTTGGTGGCTTTCTGTCAACGAGAAGCGAGAAGCGATTGGTTATTCACCCGTGCCAGATGGCAATCAATTGCTAATCCCGGCGTCTTATGTGCCGACAATGAGCGTTGAAGAAAAACCAGCTACAAAGCAGATGATAAGAAAAGAAGCGCAGTTAACACCGGTTAAGCCAGCTCCGGCAATAATTAGCTATGACATTTCCCGCTGGCGGAAAAAAGAAGAGAGGGATGCTCTTTGGTATTCGATTTATGAGCGGGTGAAGGCAAAGGAAAAGGGCTTTATCCCCTTGCTTGAAAATTATCTTGAAAGCCAGACACGGCGGGCGATAGAGAGAATAAAAGAGCTCGGCACGGTGCGCATGGCGGCGAGAGCCCCAGAATTGCTTGATGTGAAAGACGAGGCAAAGAAATATCATAAGCTGACCGAAGAGATTTATCTCAAGCATTTTGCTCACGGATTTAAGGCGGGAATTTCAGCAACAAAGGGCCTGCTATATGAGTATCAAGAGAAAGGCGTGCTGGATGATATGACGGATGAAGAGGCTGAAGAGCTGGCGCATTTGATTTTTGATAGCGGAACTAAAATCAGTCAGACGACCCTGGAGAGGATAAAAGAAAAGATAATCAGGGCAGACCAGGAAAACTGGACGGTTGAGCAGTTAACGCAGTCTATCTGGGAAAGTGAGGGAATATTTGCGCCATGGCGGGCAAGGATGATTGCCAGAACCGAGTCGGCAAAGATTGAAAATTGGGCGCAGCTTGAAGGCTATAAGGAAACCGAGTTTGTGGATGGTAAGGGCTGGCTGTCGGCTCGTCTTAAGACTTCACGAGATGAGCATATAGAGGCGGCTAACCGCTATGAAGATAATCCGATAAGGCTTGATGAGAAATTTATTGTTGGCGGGGAGGAGTTGGAATATCCGGGCGACCCCGCGGGAAGTCCGGGCAACGTAATTAATTGCTTATGCTCGATCTTCCCTGCCGTGTTGAAATAAAGGGGGGAAAGATGATTTTAAAAAGTTTTTCTTTTAAGGTTAAGCAATTACCAGATGAGGCGGGGAGGTTTATCGGTTATGCTTCGGTTTACAACGTAAAGGATCTTCAAGGAGATATTATACGGAAGGGGGCGTTTCTGAAAAGCATTAAAGAGAGGAATCCCTTCCCGCTGTGCTGGTCGCATGATATCAGGAATCCGATCGGGATTGTTAATTTGAGTGAGGATGATTACGGGTTATTGTGTGAGGGGGAGTTAAACCTTGAGGTCCAGGAGGGAAGGGAAAAGAGGGCGTTAATGTTACAGGGGGCGATAAAGGGGCTGTCCATCGGCTTTGATGTGATTAATCAGGAGAGGTTGAAAGACGGGACAAATGTTATTACTGAGGGAAAGTTATACGAGGTCAGTCTGGTTTTATTCCCGGCGAATGAGCTGGCACAGGTCCAGGTAGTTAAGAGCTGGGATGACTGGACGGATTATTGTTTGACGGAGTTTGATATTGATTTAAGTAAAATGGATGTGATTAAGAGGGAGTGGACGGTTTCTTTTATCAATTCGCTTCCGGATGCGGCGTTTGCGGTAATTGAGCCGGGATATAAGCGAGGCGAGACTGAAGATAAGCGGGCCCGCCATCTGCCACATCATAACGAGAATGTGAAGGACCCCGATGAAAAATCTTCTCTCGATATGCCGCACTTCAGAAACGCCCTGGCCAGGATGAACCAGATTAAGCCCGTGACGGATTCAATCTCTACTGATGAACTGAGGTCAAAAGCTGAGGCTCATCTCAATAAGCATAAAAAGCAGCTCGAAGAAGAGCAGAAGGCTGCGGAAATTATCGAATCGATTGATAGGGTAATAGAAAAAATTAAAAAGCTTTGAATAAAAATTATTCAGAGCATAAATAAATTGGCACTTTCTACTGCGGCCGGTTAATCCACCGCAGAGGGAAGCCGCCAAAGTAAAAGTGAGGTAAAAGATATGGAAAATTTAGAGATTAAAGAAAAGATTGCTGAACTTGAGAGAGAGATCAGCAAAAAGTTTGAAGACCTGAAGGCTGGCCGTCTAAACGAGGCCGATTTTCAGGAACGGGTTGAAAAGCTTGACAAGAGAATTGTTGAGCTTGAGAAGGCCCTGGCTGAAACTAAAAAGCCCGGTGTCCAGGTTATTGATAACGCTGAAGAGATTAAGACCAAGGCGTTTAAAAAGTATATCCGGGGTGTTGCTCTTGAGCCTGAAGAGAAGAAGGCCCTGGTTGTTGGAACTGATTCTGCGGGCGGTTATTTAGCTCCCAAGGATTGGGCGTCTGAAGTTGACAGGAATTTAATCCTGTTTAGCCCGATTAGGTCTGTTGCCCGGGTTGTGACGACCTCACTGCGGTCTTTGCTTGTGCCGAGAATTACTACTTACAATGACGCCTCCATCACGGCTGAAGCTGGCTCAATTACTCCGGCCGATATGACTTTCGCCCAGGTTGAAATTGTGCCCTATAAAATGACCAGAGCTGTCCAGATTTCTCGTGAGCTTTTGAGAGATAATGCGTTCAATCTGGATGGCTTGCTGGCTGAGATTTTCGGTGAGCTTTTCGGCAAGCTGGAAGGCACGAAGTTTATTAAAGGCACTGGCACTGGTGAACCTGAAGGCGTAACGGTTAGCTCGGCCGTGACGACCTACACGACTGCGACTGCCGGAACTTTGGCTGCTGACGACGTGATTAAGTGTTATCATTCTGTGCCGCAGGCTTATGCTTCTGTCGGCACTTGGGCAATGAACAGAAATACTCTGCTGGCTATCAGGTTGATGAAGGACAGTCAGAACCGGTATCTGTTTATGCCCGACGTGACTGGAGCTACCCCGGGAACTATTCTGGGCCGTCCAGTGATTGAGTGTCCCGACTTCGATGATATTGCAGCCACAAAAGTGGTAGCCGCATTTGGTGACTGGAAGTCCGGGTTCTGGATTGTTGACAGACAGGACATGGAAATTCTCGTTGCCGACCAGCTTTATGCCGCTAATGACCTGATCGGATTCTTTGCCTTCAAGCGGTCTGGCGGCAAGGTTGTGCGTGGTGAAGCTCTGGTTAAATTAACGATTCATTCATGAGAAGAATTAACGTGGTATTTCTGCTTGATGTGGAATACCGAGGGCAAGTCTATAAGCGGGGGGAGCGTCGGGCTCTCCCCGCTCCGCTTGCCATGTTCTTTTTGAAGATGGGCTGGGCTTATGAACATAAAATGCTTGAGCCTCAGAGGAGAAAAGCATGGCGATATTAACGCTAACTGATATCAAAAGCTATTTGGGTGAGACCTCGGCGCAATGGGATTCGGTGCTGACTTATCTTAACGACGCTACTTTTAAATTTCTTCAACGGGAATTAGACTGCGATATTCTTCAAGCTGATTACGCAGCAGAAGCGATAAAGCCGATTACTTATTCAGGTGTGCTTACTCCGAGAAATTATCCGATTGTTTCTGTTTGGGACCTGACCGACTCTGATGGAAATAGCTATGTTGAGGGCGATGATTTTATTATTCATGATTACTTTATCAGAAATTTATGCGGGTTGTGGAGTCCAGATAAAACTTATTATTTGACCTATACGGCAGGCTGGAATGCGTCAGATATCGCTGATTTAAAGCAGGTCAATCTTGAGCTAATCGCTACCGCATTGAAGCCTTATAAAGACAAGGGTTGGGGCGAGTCAAGCCGGAGTTTCCCTGACGGCTCAATTACGAAGCGAGAAGAGTTTCAATTGAACCCTTATCAGCAGGCAATCCTGAACCATTACCGGAGGCCGGTCCTATGAAGATTGAAGTTTCAAAGAAGGTTGATGCGATTTATCAATTCAAAAAGGCTGTAAAGAAAATTATGACGACCTGGCTTTCTGATTCCGTGAAAGAGCTAAAGCAATCGGCCCTATCTCTCAAAAAGACGTCTAAAAGTAAAAAAGGGGTTAAATCCAGTCAGCTCGCCAGAAACATTGATTTTAAGATTATAGAAGATGAGGAGGGCTATCACGGCGAGGTCGGCACTGGCGTTGGTAGGGCAAAAAATGTTGTCTATGCTTACATTCAGGATAAGGGCGGAACGATAAGAAAGAAAAATAAAATGCTGACCATCCCGCTCGGAGATACAAAAGGAACGATTGCTAATTTCCCTGACGGGTTTTTTGTGAAAAGCAAAAAAGGAAATGTTCTATATTGTTACCGAGATGGGAAACAATTGAAACCTCTTTTCCTTTTGAAAGATGAAGTTAATATCCCGGCGACGCTCTGGTTTAGCTCTGTGATGGAAAAAAGAGAACCGATTTTGAAAGATATGCTTAAGCCAGAGAATATTTTTTCTGAGGCCTTAAAAATGGTTGGAGGTAAATAATGGCGGACTCTCCAAAACGATTGCAGGTAATCGAGAGAATTGTCTCTGTGCTTCAGTCAATTCAAGCAGGCACGGATTATTTCTATACTCCAGGCTCAGTTTCAAAAAGATTTGTTCACTGGTCTGAAGCGCCGGCTTATCCGGCCTATATGGTTTTTTCTGGCTCTGGCGGAGCGATTGAGGCGACAGCTCAGGCTGTGCCTTATGTTGAGCACACAGAGACATTCGAGGTTTCAATTAAGGGCTACGTGAAAGATGACACGGACACGGTTTCAATGATGGAGAAATGTATTGCTGATATTAAGAAGGCAATTTATGCGGATTTCAGGTCGAGGGCTTCTGGCTCGCTCGGTAATTTGGCTGTTAATCTTGAATTTGATGAGCCACCTACTACGGACGATGGTTATCTTTCACTCGAGGGCTTCGGATTTTTCGACCTTCGGGTGAAAGTTTCAATCATAGATTACCTATAAGGAGGTTAAGCGATGAAAATTAAATGGATTTCTGGAACGCACGCTACTCAGTACGGCGTGTTCAATCAGGATGATGTGATTGAGACAAAAGAATACCACATCCCTGATGAAGTGGTTAAAATCTGGCTTAAAGATGGCGTGATTGAAGAAGTCAGAGAAGACCGAAAAGAAAAGAAAGAGAAATAAGGGGGTAAAACATGGGAAGCATTCTACAAAGACTAAATATTTCGGCTGTGAAAAAAGGGACGACCTGGGGAACCGAGGTTAATGTTAACGTGGCTGGCGCTGGCATTAGACCCCAGAACCCGGGCGCACCTCAAGCAAAAGTGCTGATGCTTCAGGATGAGGTCAAGGGAGCGTGGGAGCAATATTTAAAAGCCGGACCTTATGAGGCAACAGATTTTAATTTGGATTTTCAATATCACTACGATGGAAATGAAAATCTGCTTCTGGCCCTGTTGTTTGGTTCTGATACCGTGACACAGCAAGGGGCAACAAGCGCATATCAGCACGCCTTAGCTCCGATTCCTGACGTTTCCGGGCTGTTTTTTACTTATGCGACAGAAAAAGGCAGCAAAATCCACGTTGTGCCAAGTGCGAAGGTCACGAAGGCCACATTCTCTGTTGACGGCGGGCTTTTAAAGCTTTCTCTGGGTTGCAGGGGAAGCCACCTGATTGATAACTCTGCTATAATTACTTCTCTCTCTGCCGTGACCGAGACCGGGAATTTGAAAGAAAAGGCGGCCTTCTTTAAGGGCAAATGCCGAATTAATGCTCAATCGGGTAGCGCTTTACAGGATTCAGATGCCGTGACGTTGAAGAATATCTCTATTGAATTTGACCGCAAAATGGACTCTGAGCTGGCTATCGGTGGAACTTATATCCTTGAACCGAAAGAAAATGACAAACCTCAGGTCAAGGTCACGTTGGAATTTCCGAGGATGGATACCACAAACGCAGCTTATCTCCAGGACTGGACGGCGGGGAATGAAAAGAAAATGGATTTAACTTTTCAGGGCTCGCTGATTGCCAGCACTTACTACTATACTACCACACTTTACTTTCCACGACTCGTGATTGAGGATGTAGAATATGCCGACAGCAAAATTATCCCGGCGAAGGTCGTGTTGAGAGGTTTGGTTGCTGATACCGCACCCACCGGAATGACCGGGATGACCGCTCCGATCTATTGTAACATTATCAACACGGTTCAGACTTCTTATCTTACTTGATGAGGGGGAATAATGGACATTAGAAAATTTTCAGCAACCGCTGAATTTACTGCTGAAGTTGAAACGAGGGCCGGAACGGAGAAGCTTATCTTCAAAGTCCGGCCCCTGCCTCAATTCAAGGTGGCAGAGTATAAAGACCAATCAGATACCGACAGGCTTGTTAGCTTGCTGATGGACGCCGTGGTAGATTGGAATCTCGAACTTGACGGCCAGAAAATTCCCTGTGATGAGGAAAACAAGAAAAAATATTTGCCAACCCTGTTTGATATTATTTGCGTTGACGGCACCTCAATCGGGACGGGGCTTTTGAGTTTTTGCGGTGATTCAAAAAATTTTTTCGGGGAATAAAGAGGCTGTGCGAGTTTGAGGCGAATTTCTGGAGGGCGGTTTTGCCGGCGGAAGAACATCCTCAACATTTGACAAATGAGGAAAGAGACATTTGCATAAATTGCCAGCTTGATAGGATTATTCAGCAGTTAACGGAGTTTGAAACCGAGATGTTAAATTGGTATTCGGCTTTTTCTTCTGATTATCTGGTCAACTCTGGCATTACCGCAGAGGAGTGGAAACGATTGCCTTTTGAAAGTGAGCAGGATAGAAGAATCGGGGCGGCTATCGTGTCGCTAATTCACGAGACGAGAGAAAAAATAACGGCCGAAAAAATGGCGGAGATAAAAAATGGCTGATATCAGACTTATTATCGATGTAGACGCAAGCGGCGTAGTGAAGGGCTCTCAGATAGTCAGACAAGAAATAGATGAGACCGCTAAAACCGCAGAAAAGGGCGGGTCTGCTTTTTCTTCAATGTGGAAGCAGGTTGCTATCGGACAGATAGCGGCTCAAGCGGCGATGAAGGCGATGCAGACGCTGAAAGATGTTGTTACTTCTTCAATTAATGAGGCCGTCAAACAAGAAGAAGCAGAGAAAGCTCTTGAAGCCGCACTTCTCACGACGGGGCGAACTATTCAGGGCAATATTGAACATTATAAGCAATTTGCTGCAGCTCAAATGGCTGTCACCAAATATGCTGATGAAGAAATAGAGGCCGCTCAAGCCTTATTGCTCCAGATGACGAGCCTTAATCAGCAAGGGATGGATAAGGCAGTGAAAGGGGCAATGGGTCTGGCCTCCACGCTGAAAATGGATTTACAATCCGCTACCCTGTTGGTTGCTAAGGCCATGGAAGGAAATACGGCTATCCTGGCCAGATATGGTATCCGTGTTGATGAGAATTTAAGTCTTGAAGAGAAGCGGGCCACTATTCTGGAAAGATTAAACACGCTTTATGGCAGGGCAACAGCAGAAACTAATACCTATGCCGGCAAAATCGCTCAGCTCAAGAATTATATCGGTGAAATAAAAGAGGCAATCGGTGATGTCATAATCAAAAATCAAGATGTGATAAAACTGCTTGATGATTTCAAAAAGAAAGCAGAGGCCCTATCAAAAGATAAAGATTTTAAACTCTGGCTGTCGGCTATTGCTGAGGAAATAGGGGCGGTGGCCCGGGCCACGATGTGGGCCGTCGACATGCTGGCTAAATTTGGAAAGTTTATAGGAGAAGGGATTGCCGATGGTAGAGATGCAAAGATAGTTAATGATGAATATGCCGAATCTTTTGCCAAATTATCAGCCGCTCAGCAGAGAGCGATTGCGGCTGGTCATATAAGATATGGTCAGATAAAGCAAAATATAGAAGCGGTGCAAAAAGAGAAGGTTGCCATTAACGAGACGGGTAATGCCGTTAAGAAAGCCACAGAAGAGGATGAAAAAGCAAAGAAGGCAAAAGAAGATTTAAAGAAAGCCGTAGACGATATTCTTAAAAATTTATTCCCGCTTGAGGCAAAAATAAGAGAGATTCTTAATTCCCAGCAAAAGCTCAATCAGGCTTATCGGGCTGGCTTAATTGATATTGGGACATATCAAAAAGGTATGTCGGCCCTTGAAAAAGAGCTTGAAAAAGTCACGATTGGTACTCAAGAGCTGGCTGTTGTCACTGAGCAATCATTAAAAAAATGGGAAAAATCTTTTAGAGGAGTTTTGGCTTTTGCCCCTCAAATAGACAAGGCATATAAAAAGACATTTCAAGATATCGATAATGAGCTGAAAAAAGCGGCAGATAAAATTGAGCAGTATGCTCAAATTGCCCGCACGGTGTTTTCGGCTCTTGATGGCGTTTTTCAGCAAGTTCATAAAAATGAAGAAATCCGAATTGAAAATGAATACAAGAGGCGGCTGGAGGCAATTCAAAAATCAAGGATGAGTGAAGAAGAAAAGCAAAAAGCTATTCAAACTCTTGAGGCCGAATATCAGATAAAGAGAACCGAAGCTCAACGAAAAGGGGCGAAAGAGGCAAAGGCAGTAGCCCTGATGGAAGCGATAGTGAACACGGCTTCTGGCGTTGCCCGGGCGTTCAAAGATTATATGTTTCCATTATCCGCCGTTATCGCTGGAATTGTGGGGGCGTTAGGAGCGGTCCAGATAGCTTTGATTGCCAGACAGCCGATCCCCTTGGCTCAGGGTGCGGTGTTTGAAAAACCGACACGATTTTTTACTGAAACGGGACAGGCTTATCTTGCTGGCGAAGCGGGGCCTGAAATTCTCGGTTCAGAGAAAAAGATAAGAGAAATTATCAGACAGGAAATCGGCCACGAGAAAGAAATTAATATTGCTGTCCCGATAAAGCTTGAAATCGGAAATACAACGCTAATGAAAGAAATTGTTCAAAAGGTAAAACTTGCTGGCAAGACGGGTGAGATAAGGCTTGATGTGGTAAGGGCGGCGGTATAAGGAGAGATAAAAATGAAGATTAACATATGGCGAAACAGAGCGTTTAAAAGCGGTGCGTCTGTGCTTGGTTATTCCAGCCAGACTGTAAATTATCCAGCCATAAATGCGATTTCTACCTCACCGACGCAGAAATGGCGAACGACGGGAAAGGCTTCTGAATATATCAGCCTCGATTTAGGTTTGTCTTCTCTATTCCCGAATTTCAACGGCTGGAAAAAAGCGAAGCCGATTACAATTCCCGGAACTTATGTCCCTGCTGGCGGGCTTACTAATGTACCTGTAATGGTCAGATTTTCTAATGATGCTGACATCGGAGCGATTTGCCGAGCTGATGGCTATGATGTGCGATTTTGTGATGATAGCGGAACGGAGCTTTCTCAATACAGACTTACTTTCTCTGTTTCTTCTGGAAAGGCAAGCGGTGAATTCTGGGTTCTTCTGCCGAGCATTTCTCAATCAGGAAAAACAATTTATATAGTTTTTGGAAATAGCTCGGCTTCTAATGTTTCAAATGCTTCAGTCAATCCAGATATCCTGACCGACGGCGATTTTGAGCAATGGAATTCCAGCACGGATTTGACGAATTGGACGGAAGGGGTGGGAGGGTCGTCTACAATAAATCAGGAAAGCACGCAGAAGACAAGGGGGAATTATGCGGTTAGGTTTGATGTAGATGGTAGCAATGGAGAGGCTCGCATCAATCAGAATGTATTTAATAATTTTTTAGTCAGCAAAAAATATATAATTGCCTTTATGGCAAAGGCATCTATTTCTTCAAAAACAATTTATGTTCAATTACGTTCTCTGGCGGGGGGAACGGATTATTATTATAATTTTTCAACTAATTCTTGGCAAACGGATTGGGCTGATATTACAATTAATTTTCCCACGAATTTCCAATTATTTTCTATCAGATATTCTGGAAATTTGCCGTCGGGGGCGACAGACCTTAGGTTATATTTGCGCAGGAACTCCGCTGCCTCTTCTTCTCTCTACTTTGACGACGCCCATATATTTGCTGGCGACACCGACGCACACTGCGATTTTATCTCTGCAGGCTGGTATAATCAATTCAGCCCGACCATCGGCTCAGCATTTTCTCTTGGTGATAGCATTTCGGCAGTCGGTATTTACGGCTCTAATCTGACCGATAACGCTCAAATTACGCTTTATCTATCAGATAACTCGGATTTTTCTGGAGCTACTCAAATTAGCCTGACGGGAAGTCAGGTTAAAGATAAGATGTATAGCCTCGGAGCGAATTACACAAACCGCTATGCGAAAATTGCTATTGCCGACACAGGAAACCCAGCAAGCTATCTTGAAATCGGAATAATCTGGTTGGCGGGAAAAGATTTAGAGCTTCAACCGACCCAATTTTCTGAAAAGGTGAATATCAAAGATATATATGACGAGAGCTATAACATTGTTGGCTTCTTTCTCTCAAGGCCTTCTTTGCGGAATTGGAGCTTAACAGCACGGATTACAAGTTCTGATGATGTTACAATGCTTCAGAAAATTATTACTGAGAACACAACCTCTGTGCCTTTCTACATTGAAAGTAACGACGATAGCCAGATTGTTGGACACCCGATAACGACCTTTACGAGATTCTCAGAAACACCAGAGATTAATTATGTTTACGTCAATTATTGGACGGCTTCAGCAGATTTAATTGAAACGAGATAAAAATAATGGCTCAAAGCAAAATTCCGCCTTCTAATCTTACCGCCACACCGACAAGCCCATATTCTGTCCGCCTGAATTGGCAGAATAATGGCGATTACTATCAAATAAAAATCTACTACGGCTTATCTGGGCAGGGAGTAAACTATCTTACATCAATTGACGGCTCGGAGACTAATTATTCGGTTGGAAATCTTCAAGCAAGCACGGCTTATGATTTTAAAATTTCAGTTGTTTATTTTGACCTGACGGAAAGTTCGCTTATCGGGCCTGTTTCAGCAACGACTTATCCTGTTTTATCACCGCCGCAATCGCTTCAAGGATTCCCTCATGGAAATTGTATTGACCTGACCTGGAATTCAATATCGCTTTCTGGCGATTATATTGAAATCTGGCGAGACGCCGGGGCTGGCTATTCTCTACTTTCAACGACCTGGCTTAATCAGGAATTCTATCGAGACACGACGGCGACGGCGGCACAGCAATATAAATATAAATTACGTGTTAAATCGGGATCCTATTATTCTGATTATTCTTCAGAGCTGATTGTCACTCAATACGGAGCTCCAAACGCACCGAGCAACGGCGTCCAACTTAAAGCTTTCTCTGATAGCGTGATTATCGGCTGGCAAGCTCCGACCAGCGGGGCGGTTGTTGATGGCTATATTATCCTTGATTCTTCTGATACAGAAATCGTAAGAGTGCCAAGCAAAATTACATCGGCTTATTTGTCTGGCCTCAATTCAAATACCAGCTACACATTTAAGGTCAAGGCTTATAACGGAGCGGGCTCATCTTCTGCTATAACGATAAACACCACGACGGCAGATTGGTATTCAGAAAAGAAGCTTGATTATCTCGCCAGAAACTCGAAGCTTCAGCTCGTCTTTGCCTTCATTATTGAGACGGGCTCAATGACTTATTGTTGGACTTCTGAAGCTCACTCAGCTTTTGACTCTTATACCTGTTATCACGGGACGCTTAAGGCGGATAATTTTTCTTATCAGAAAGTTATTCAGCCTTTCTATAAGCCAGGGCTCGTTGGAATTACAGGCGAAGTTTCTATCTTCAATATGAAAGATGGCAAGACCGGGGTCTTTGACTCGCTTTTAAACTCGGTTAATTTTCTCGGTGCTAAATGTCGGCTGGTCTTTGGAGATAGAAGCTTTTCATCAATAGATGATTTCTTCACTTTCTCGGGCGGCTTGATAAGTGAAATAAAAATTGAGCAGGATATAATTCAATTCTCTTTCCTTGACCCATTCTCTTGCTTGGATTCTAATATAACGCTAAATAAAAACGCTAATGATGAATATATCCCGGTCCTATATGGCTATAATTGGATCACGGGCTATGTGGTAGATGCCTCAAAGAAAAAAATCAAATTTGTTGACCACGCCGTAAAAGACATAACCGCTGTTCAGATAAATGGAGTTAATCAGATAACCGATAACTGGAAAGTAAACCTTCAGGATGGCGCTATTGTTTTTGGCTCTTCAGTCACGCTGACAGATAAGGATATTATCACGGCTTATGTAGCAGGGAAAAGAAACGGGGCGCTGGAATTAATAAATTCGCCAGCAGATATTATCATTGATTTACTCGGAAATAATATCAGTCTTTTTGATATTCCTTACCTCGTGGATTATAAGCGAAATGCGGGTCAAATTTCTTTTTCGATAGACTATACCGAAACCTATATTGAGGTTATCAAGCGCCTGCTCTCTTCAACGCAGGCGGGCGTCTATACAGCGGGCGATAAGGCAAGGATCAAATATTGGCAGACAAAAAGCACGGGAATATCTATTTCGGCAGATGAGTATTCGAAACTAAAAACGGAGATAAAATCAGAAGACCAAATCTACCAAGTAAAAGTTGGTTATGCTCTGAATAGCGATATACCCGAAGAGCAGAAAAAGATTTATGTTTTTGGCTCAACGTCAGCGATCGGAGAAAAAATCGAACTCTCAATTTACGGCTCTGAAGCGGGGGCGGACTCTCTGGCAAATACAATCTCAAATTATGCTCAGAAAACAGCGGTCGAGCTTGAACTCCCCTTTCTGATGATTACACTTGAACCGCTTGAAATTATTACAACGCCGTCCGGTGATATGATGATTGAGAAAATAGAAAATAATCTTATTGAAAACAAATCCATGATAACGGGAAGGAAGCAATGAAATACGCTTCTGAAAAAGATGTTATTGGTTTTCTGAAAAAGCTAAAAAAAGAGCTAATTTTACAAATGCCGACAAGCGGTGGCGGTTCTGGTTCGGGTGATATGTTGAAGTCTGTTTATGACCAGAACAATAATGGCATTGTTGATAACGCCGAAAAGCTTGGTGGAAAAACAGAAAGCCAGCTTAACGTCGATAAGGTTGATGGATATGACGCCTCTGCTTTCGCTCAAGCAAGCCACACTCATACCAAATCACAGATAACTGATTTCGCTCACGCGCATACTGAAGGCGATTTATCTCTTTCTGATGTGACGACTGGAGATGTTAGCACATCACGGCACGGCTTCTGTCCGAAAGCTCCAAACGATACGACAAAATTTTTGCGAGGTGATGGCACTTGGGCGGTTCCGCCTGCAGGTGGAAGTTCTGGCGTATCTTATATGTTTCCACCGAAGCTGATTTCTAATGTTTATTTCTGCCCGTTCGATTTTACCGCTGTCACGACGCAGGCTTTAACGGCAAACAGAATTTATGTTGCGCCGTTTATTCTGGGGAAAAATCTTACAATAACCACAATAGCAATTCAAGTGACGACGGCAGGGGCAGCGGGAACGCTTGCTCAGGTCGGCATATATTCGAACGGGTCTGATAATGCGCCGGCCCCCCTGCTTTATACTACAAGCGATTTAGATACCGCCTCAACAGGCGTTAAAACTTATCCAAACCAGTCCTGGCAATTACAAGCCGGCACAGTTTATTGGCTTGCGGTTCAGGGAAGTGGCGCCCCGACACTGCGTGCTATTTCTCAGGCAATGGGGTTGGTTTATCTGTCTGGAACGACGGGCACGTTTACCGGTTGCTATTACTATGACGCAGCTTCATATGGCTTACCAGGCTCGCTGGCAGGCGTGACTTGGAATTATCAGAGCAATTTTCCTGCCGCATTTTTCAGCTATTAAAATAAATCCTACCATTTCAGTAAGATTTAGCTAAAATTCCCTTCAAACAGCCATATTTTTCTAACTTTTTTCGTAAGTTATTGATAATAAATAAGATAAAATTTTAAAAAAATTAAAAAATATCTTGACATAGGCTATGATATATTATATCTTAAATAGTGAAAGGAGAAAGAAAGATGAAGGAAGCAAATTTTAAAGAAAAATGGGAAAAGGCGAAAAGAACCAATCGCAAGGTTCTGCTGGAAACTTGGCGGGTTGGAAATAGAATTTACAAAGCTTGGGTATTGCCGTCTGGCAAAATC